ATGCTCTGGCTGAACCAGTAGCGGCCGCGGTAGTTTGAACATAAGTAGAACCAGTAGCAAATAATACTGGTGTATCAACTTCTTCTATTTCTCTTACTTCAGTTGGTCTATGAAATACTGAGTATTCGTTTGTTTTAAGAAAGTTTGAATCTACACCATATATTCTACCTATTGCTTCTAATGTCTCTCTTGTTCCCTTTGTTTTTATCAGATGAGATACATTGTTAAGTATACGATTCCAAATTTCATAATTTATTGATTGAGTTGTGAAACCGCCGCTACTTGAATTTATTAATGTTTTTTCAAAACTGCTGCGTCTTGCATTTTCAAAAACATTTACACCGAATTGTTTTAGAAAAACGGGTATAAACTGATTAGGAACCCTATTGACACTACCATAATCTATATGTTTTGTATATGGTATTTGATTAGCAAAAGACTTAATTACATCTAACTGATCACCAAAAGCTGCCAACAATCTTTTCAATACATCTTGATCGTCATCAAGAAATAAAACCTCTGGTAGTAGATTTTCTAATTTTTCTGCTCTTGTTATTTGTTCAGAGGCAGTAGCCGAATAATGAACTTCTGATCTAAATGTACCAGTTGATGTTCCTATTATTTCGGTTCCTGTACCTGCCGTTCTATCAATTACATTTAAGTTTTCATCTTCGTATAATATAGCGCGAGCAGATAAAGACTCTACCATGCCAGTTTGACTACCAGAGATGCTATTCAGACTATTTCTATAAACAGCAATAAGTGGAACGTGTTCGCCGTTTTCATTTACTGCAACCACAGTATTATTAGGATCGGCATCAACATCACCAGATGATGAACCAGTAACACCCAATCTATCTAATACAAAAGTAGTAAACCCATCAGCTTCTTTTCTAAACTTATCAACTTCAAATATTGCCTTGGGGCCGACATTAGCGTTTAATAAGATATTAGAAGCAGATAGTCCAGATAGGCCGATTGGATACTTATCTATAATTTCTTTTCTAACGGTCAGAAACCTTCTTAGGGCGTTGCCAAAGAAAATATGTTGTGAGTAGTCATTATAATCTACCAAAGGTAACACACGCGATTTATCGCCTGTTAAAGATAAATCTACGAGTGTTCCGCTGGAGCTACCTAAACCAGATAGTGAAGCTACTAAACTTTCAAATGTAAAGCCGTCAGCCATTTTTTAATATCCCGCAGTATAGTCAATGTCATAAGTATCGCCGCAAGCAAACTGCCATCTTTCTGGATAATCGTAGACAATATTTTCACCTCTTACATTTAGCTTGATAACTATTTTATATTTTATTCCATCATATAGTAGTCTATTGTCTAAATCAAAAAAGTTTCCGTCTGCATCATAAGATAGTTCTTGTTCCGGCACTTCTATATCATCAGTTACTAATTCTCTTATTTCAAAACTGCCATCTTTTACTATGGTAGAGTTCATAGCAGTTGTTGAGCCAGTTATTGCTTCCCACTGTGTTTGTCTATTTTTTACAAAAACTCTTATTCTTGCTTTCGTTCTTGGACTATATTGGCCTTGTAAATTAGCCAATGAGACAATAGGTGTGGAACTATAGTCTGATGTATTGTAACTTGCACGACCAGATGTAGGCAACAAACAAGTAAAAGAAAATGTATCTGTTCTGTATTCACCCGCAGTTGTTATTGTCCAACTATCAGTAAAAGAAGTTGATGATGATAAAGCTAAGTTTATACCTGTTAAATTTAAGTAGCCAGCAGCATTGGTTGCTGTCCCTATGTTTACCTTATAAATACCTTTTGAAAATCTTGAAGCGGTTAATGCCATTCCAGAGGCAGCTGATGTTAGCATACCTACACCATTAGCACTAATCGTAACATGGCCAGGAAAAGGACCACGATTATTCAAGTCTGTCAACTCTCCATCAACTATGCTATAATAGAATAAATCGGCAGTTTTAGAAAACTTTATATTGTTTCTATTATCTTTTATTGCTCCATCCCAAACCAATTCAAAATAAGGTCTTTTACGAGTATTAGTTTCTCTACTATAAAACTTTTTAGTATAAAAACTCTCAGCAGATACAGAAGCCGCAACTCCAGCCGACAGTGCTTCGGGTTTATCTTTGGCTTCATATTTGTCGGTCATACGAATAATGAAACCGTGATCGGCACTACCTCCATCAGCAATAGAAGTTCCAGTAGAAAAATTTAAATATGATTTAAAATAATCTGTAACATCCAATCGCAAATCTTCTTGACCACTCTCAAAAAATTGAGTAGCACTATTGGAATCATAAACTCTACTGGCTGCACCTATGTATCCAGCGGCACCAGTTTGTCCATTACTAGATGTCCACGGTATAGTATTTGTTGCACTTACCGCATTTGCAAAACCAGTGTTAGTATAATCGTCATTATCAAGCCCCCTACCTTCCATAAAAGTAGCTGTAAGCGGATATGCCACCAGATCAAAATTTATAGCTTGGGTTTGACTATTTTCTGCGTTTTTTAAATTGATAAATGCTGATACACTAGTGTTTGTTCTTGGGTCTGGTATATTTCCATTATTTACTATATCGGCACTTAGGGAAGAAAGAGAAAATGAAACAAGCATCCTTGCAAATTCTTTTCTTTTAGTTATATCGTTTATCTTATTCCACACTTCTAATATTGGTGATTGGCCGAAGTTAGAAGTAACAGATGCCTCTGTTATCCAAGTGTCTTTGTCAGCGTAAGCTCTGGCGATAGACATTATGCTGTTCTCCCTACTATGTCAAAATTTGGATATTTTAGTTCCCAACAAACATCTTCTGGAAAATATAAAACACCGTTTTGTGTATTTGCTTGAATGTCAAAATCAAAAGCAGAATACTCTCTGTTTCCTTCATTGTTATTTTTATTAATAAACTTAAAACCAGCAACTGATCTTACTTTTTCAAGTGCCTGTAATCGTGCTATATAATTAGGTATAACTAAACTAGAACCAAAGTTAGTATTTTCTGCAATAAAAATCCTCTTAAGTGCAATAAAACATGAAACTAAAGCATCATTTGAATTAGCGTCTGGCATTGGGAGGATAGTAAAATCAATACCAATATTACAAACTTTACCATCTGTTATTTTAACTGTATCAGAAAAGGATTTGAATCTTTTAATATATGTTTCTATATTATTTTTTATTACACCGTTAGTAGGTATCAAAAAACCATTTGAATTTCTTGCAATGGTTATAAGCTCTACACCTAAGGCATTGTGAGGGTCTTTTCTTGCATAGCTCCTAAAAACAGAACCAAATTCTGGTGGCATTGATAAAACTCTAACTTGGTAATCTTGTAAAGTAACTGCTCTATTTTGAGAATTAAAAAATTGTAATGCGTTTTGTTTTATACTTATTCTATCTTCCGCGTTTGAGCCACCTGTAGCTTGTTCTACGTTATTAACTAATAAAGTTGAAAGAATAGTGCTAGCTTGGTTACTTGATATAGTTAAGAAATTTGGATTATTAAATGATATAATTCTTGATGAAAATTTATTTAGTGTGCTCGGTCCAACATTAGTATTTGTTCCGCCACCAAATCTATATTTTACATCAATATTAACATCTCTTGGAGCAAATCCAAGACCTTTTGTCTTTAAAAAGTTTGTTGAATTTACAACTGCTGGAGCAAAACCAGAAGGCGCACCTCGTAAACTTGGTGGTAAAACATAATCTTCGGGATTTGGTATTATTTCTGAATCTTCTAAATCAGTTGTTCCAGAGCCAAAAACTATAGAAGTTGTTCCATCTGAACTTACATTTGTGGTAAATCTATACGGTATTTTTTTGTACTGTAAAACATATGATGCCTCTGAACTTGATGAATCAGTATTTACATTACCTGTAAAAACACTTCCTTGAGCTAAGTTATCAACGTGAAAATATTCTTTTCCATCCGAGGAAGTAATAGAAACTATTTCTGTTATCTCTGTATCTGGCATCGTAAGTTTTAAAAATGGTTGAGCATTACCTGCTCTATATGAAAAAGTTCTTGTTGATCCTGCAATAGCAGAAACACTGGTTATTGAATACCTTGTCTGTGTAGCGTTTATTCTATCAGTAACCCTGTTTTCTGGTCTTGAAAAATCAGCATCTACTAATGTTTCAAACTGCACTGCTGGTTCAAAGTTTGTAACTACCTTTGATCCTTTTTTTAATGTAAAAACAGAGTTTGCTGATGTAGTGTTATCAAAAATTGCACTTATAGAAAGATTAACAACTGCTGGCCTTGAAAATTTTGGTTGATAGCCTAAGTTTTGCGCCAAAGAAAATACGTTTTTACCTTCTAATGCTCTCTCTATAAAACCTTCGTTTACTTGCCTATCAATAAAAAAAGACATAGCATCTCCAATATATGCAAGTAACTCAATTAATGCCATACCGCCTGACGCCTCATTGAAATCTTGATAATCATCTGGAAAATATCTTTGCAAATAATCTATTAAATCTGATTTAATAGAATCAAAATCTTTTGATAAATAATTAACATCGGCAATTTGTGTTGTACCCTGTCTTGTTGATTGATAATTAGGCATTTTTTATCTCTATGTTGTTGAAGCCCCAAAGTTTAATTGTATAGAGTCTCTAAGGCCACCAGCGTCTTGTAATATATATTTCATATCTACTAAAATATCATTTTCTCGCACGTTTGTGCCGGCCGGCGGCGGATTGTCTGTAGTAAAAATCTCTATAGCCTCTAATGTTACATAGGGCATCCATGTTTCTAATGCAGATTTAATTTCTGCACCTATTCTTGATTCCATTTCATTTTTTTCTATAGGCTCAAATAGCTCTCCCAATAAAATAGGTATATTAGTGCCAATAGTAGGGTTTACAACTCTTTCACCTTTTTTGGTTAATAAAAGTATTTTTATATCTTCTCTAACGGCGTCCATCGTTGTATTGTTCATTTCAAAAAAACCTTTACGATAAGAGCGTAAAGGAAACTTTAAATTAATGCCCATTTTATTTCTCTTAGTTTACGAAATTTCTTCTGCTTAGGTGTTGTTCTAGTGATTGTGTTAATAATAAAAACTTTCTGTTTGTTGCACTAAGATCATCAATAATATCGTTTAAGCCCTCTTGGACGCTAGAAGTTTCCGAACTAGTTTCAATAGGAACTGTCATACGTGGATTTTCGCTTCCACCTATACTTATAGCGTCAAATCTTATTCTTCTTTTAAAGGTTCTTACTCTATAACCTAAGTTAATTGTTCTTGGTGGTGATGGAACACTAACAAATTTTGACGGTATAATTACTGTAGATCCTGGCCTTCCTTTTGCAACTAATACACGATCATTACGTGGGCCAACTGGTGTATTTATTCTTACTGTCTTATAAACATCACCACTGGGTGGCACTGAGACTCTTGACGCTGGAATAAAAACTCTTCTATTTGGTTGCCTTACTGTTCTAAAGCCCAAATTAACAGTTTGCTTATCTGATATAACCTTATCTGGAATATCAATATTTATTTCTGGTATTGCGTGTTCGTGATTGAGGTATGAATCAAAAAGTGTTTGTACTATATTGTTTAAGTTTAATGTTGATTGCATAAACTCTCTTATTAAGGCTTCTTGTTTTTGCATATATTGATTTAATCTTTCACCTAAAACTATCCTATGCATAATTGGAGAAGAGTCACTAGCAATAGAAACAGTATAGTTTTCATCCGATATATTAGCTATGAAGTTTCTTCTTGGGTTTGTATCAGTTGAATCAAAATCTACAGGCGCTTTCTCAAATATAGACGATATATCTGTTGGTCGTGTATTAGAAAAATGAACAGTTTTTGTTTTAGTTGAACCCACAGTTCCAACTGGACTCGTTTGATATGCTCTATCCTCTAATATTCCCATTTCTAACGTGCCAGGAAAATCATCGTACACAGGAAGATAGGAATGTCTTATATATGAACCACTTCTCCCTTGCATTAAAACATCGCCAAGATTTAAAGGCAACTGAAAAACTTTTTTACTTTTTTTAGGTGAGTTTTGTCTTGAGTTTAAACTTAATTCATCTACATCAAATCTCATACCATATCTGGCCATAGGAGAGGGATTTTCAGGCTTATTTTGATCATTAGTTAAATGTAGACTAACCGTATCTGTATCATTTACTCTTGCTATCCAATAGCCTTTTGATTTATTTAAGGTTGTTTCTCTTATAACAAAAACTTGTTCGCCAACATCTGGAACAGAGATTATTGTATTTGACATAAGTGGCGCATACCACCGCGTCACCTCATTTTCTGGCGAACGATTACTAAAATCTTCACCAATAATTCTTGCATTTATAGAAAATTGTGGAAGATTAGCGCTGCCTTGTGGACTTACATCTACACCAACTTTTACACTTATAACAATCGCCCTATTTAAAATGAATAATTCTGGTGTTTTCCACCCAAGAGCATTAGCATATAACTCTTCTTGGTAACTGCCTGTAGATAACAGGTTTTCCATTGATGGTCTATTCATTTTTTTCTTCCACTGGTTTTATTTTTATTTTTCTTTTGTGAAGCTCTTGTTCTATATCATGTAAATTATTTCTAATATCGGTAGCTTTTTTTCTTATAAAGTCCATTATCGTTATTTGATCTTCATATACTTTTAATCCATCAATATATAATCTACCTACTTCTTCATTAGACATTTTTGAGAAATCAATTGATGAAGTCATCTTTTAGGGCCACATAACTTGTTTTTATTTTTTTTATAGATTTCGTTATCTTCCTACTTGGAAGATCAGTTGCCTCTCTTACATACATATACAACTGCTTCTTATTATAAATATTTAGCTTGTGATAGTTTTTTAGTATTTCATTAATAATATTTACAACTGCTCTATCATCCTTGTTCATATTTTCATCAATCATCAAGTCATCAAAGTGTTCTATAACAACACCGATGAAGGCAACATCTTCTTTTTCTTTATTACCATCGTGATAACCTTCCATACTTTTATCGTAAACAATAGTATCTTCATTTTCACTATCAACAAACACTTGGCGTTTTGCTAAGTTAGCTTGTTGTATCAACCAATTTTTTACGATCATTCCAAAGTATGAAAAAGATTTCTTACCACTAGTGTGGTCAAACTTGTGGATTTTTTCATAGAGGTGCGCCATTGCTTCGTGCTCAATGTGCCGATAGTCAGACAAGATTTTATTGAAATTATATGTGTAATAAATGTTTTCTATTAGCTTTTTGAAAGCTGGATAAATCGTATCTTTATAAACCTTGTGCCTATCTCGCACACTTATGTCACTATTAAAATAAACAATGGCCTGTTCTTGATCAGTGCCCCAATATTTCATAGTATACCTTTCATTTACATTTACACAATATTTTAATAATAATGTTCTGTTTTCTATACCTTACTAAGATTTTATGGTGAACCACCCCAATTTATAGTATTGGTTTGTCTATCAGCTTCTATTTTCCTTAGAGTATCCTCTAATAAATCTTCATAATCTGCCCGTTTACCTTCTGCTGTTTCACTTAATTGTGTCAGTGATACACTTTGATTAGCAGCAAAAGGATTGGACTCTTTATTGTTATCTTTATAGTTTACTAAAGCACACTCTAACGTAGTAGAAAAGTTTGCTGGACTAAGGCTTTCAGTAACACTGGTTATTTGATATATACCCTCTATGCCTCTCATCAATCCCTTCACATATATTAGATTAAAAGTAGATAATCCAACTGTCCCATGAATTGTTAGTGTTATTCTTCTTAAGAAATTACTAAGGACTCCACCAAAGAATGATGGCTTATTAGGGCCAGAATTAGCATCAGCGCCCATCATCAACGCAGCGTTTTGTTTTGCTATTATTGAATTATTAAAGTTAGAATCTGCAGCTCTCAATTCATCTATCAATCTTACAACAACTTGTCGGCCCGCTTCGTCGCTTTCAGAAAGTCTTAAAAATCTTTCTAAGTTTTGTTCACTGACATTTGTAATTTGATTAGTTATTGGGTCGATAGTTACGATTTGTAAATCTTGTAACTCTTTCTTTGATGATATAAAACCTTTTAATATTAACGCTTCTATATCAGCTATTAGAGAGGGACCATTTATTTTTAATTGATTCGCGATTAACTTAGATATATCAACACTTCGTC